TTGTTTGTGAGGATTGTGAGCTTATATGGCAGAAGGAAGCTCCTATGGCAGAAGCTCCTAAAAGATCTAAATGCCCTGAGTGTAAGAAGTTTAAACCTAAACTTATACATTCTCCTGTGTTTCATCTTAAGGGTGACGGATTTCATGCTACCAAGAATGCTTATAAAAATTCTAGGAAGAATACAGATGACATAAACGAATTTTATAATACTGCTACAAAAAATTCTAAAAAAAGAATGAAGACTGGTTGGCAAAATTATTCTAGAATGGATATTGATCATCAATACTTTGAAGATAGTGGACGATATAAGAAACTAACTGAGAAGCAAATTGAAGCTAGAAAACATTCAACAGAAGAGATAGGACCAAAGCTAAGAAATAAACACACGAAACCGCCCCAAAAATAACAACCTTCCCCTATAACAGTACAGACAACAGACCAAGGAACCAGCATGGCTTACGAATTTAACGATAACATTCAGAGAGGTATTTTATACCTTTTAAAAACTAAACGAGACTTCTACTTACAGATAATAAATTTAGTTAAGCCTGAATATTTTGAATTCCCATCACATTCAAAGATCTTTGAAGCAGTTAATGAATATTACTCTAAGTACCAGAAGCTGCCTAGTGATAGTTTTATTCTAGAAGATGTTAAGAATAAACTAGCACCAAAAGAAGAGTTATTTGATTACGAGGATGAGCTAAACTATATTAATAGTCTAGATACCTCTGCAATTGATAACCCAGATTATTACATGGATTTGGTGGAGAGGTTCGCCAAGAATGAGTCCATGAAGCAGGCAATTCAGCAAGGTATTACTCTTCTAAAGGATAATCGAGTTGAAGAGATTGAGGAGGTTGTTAGAAACGCTCTAACTGTACGCAGGACAGTTGATGTTGGACAGAATTATTTTGAGGATCTTTCAGAAAGATGGGATAGGGTTTTCAATATTGAGTTCAAGGAAAGATACAAGACTATCTTCCCTACTTTGGATAAATCTCTTGATGGGGGTTTAAGTAGGAAGGAATTGGCTATGGTCGTCGCGCCCCCTGGAGTTGGAAAGTCTATCTATTTAGTGAATCAGGGTGTTAAGTCCTTGACGGAAGGAAGACAGGTTCTTTACATTTCCTTGGAGATGAGTGAGGATAAAATCGCCCAAAGATTCGACTCAATCTCTACTCTAATACCTCAGAGAGAACTGAAAAGACCTGAGACACAATTAAAGGTTAAAGAGAGGCTAGATCTTTTTGCTGAACGCTTCTCAGGAGCAAAGTTAATCATTAAAGAGTTCCCTACAGGAACAGCAACCATTAATACTATTAGATCCTTGCTGGTTCAGTTAAGAAACCATGAAGATTTTGAACCTGATCTGATTATTGTAGATTACATGGAGTTGATGCGCCCAATCCGAGAAACTTTACAGGAGTACCAAGCACAACAAAAGATTGCGGAAGAGATGCGTGGACTTGCTATGGAATACAAATGTTTGATTTGGACTGCAACCCAGACCAACAGGCAGGGTAGGTCAGTTAAACTAATTACTGATTCTGAGTTAGGCGATTCTTATGGTAAAATTAGAACTTGTGATTTCGCAGTTTCTTTAAATCAGACTGAAGAAGAACTTGACAATGAGCGTATGAGAGTGTATGTTATTAAGTCTAGGAATGGCCCAACAAGATTTGTTGTTCCTGCCCATGTGGACTATTCTACCCTAACTATTAAAGAAACTGATGGACTTGATTAAATGAAACTAAAAAAAACAACAGAGGAGGAGGTTGTCGAGTCTTCTATTTTAATGGGAAAGTTAGCAACACATAAAATTACCCAGGTTGACGCTGGTTGGAGAAAGTTTGATATTATCTTCCTAAAGGATCTTAGGGAAGAGGGAGAGAAATGCTGGGGTAAGATAGACTTTGATAAATGTGAACTCTTTTTAGAACATGATATGGATGATAGTATTGCTAGAGAAACTATTCTACATGAGATACTGCATATTGTTCTAAATTTAGTTGGATTTGATAAGGAACACACAGAGGGAGAAATTATTTCCACAAACGAGGAGATGGTTACTAGAATCACTAGAGGATTGATGGTTTTGATAAATTTAAACGAAAAGCTTTTCAAAATTTTGATGAACAAGGTATAATACACTATGAAAAAATCAGAACAACTGCTGGCTGCTTACGAGGATCTTACCTGGGATAATTATATCATTATCGCAGATGCCTTGATGAAGTATGATAAGCATGAGATAGATAAAGAGCTTTCCCGTCAAGCTTCTATCTTTTCATACTATAATGGTCTACTAGCATACGCAAAGATGGAAATGGAAGATGCCAACCTTGTACTAACAAAGGCTATGGCTCAAATCAGAAAAGAACAAAGACAACAGCCTGGAAAACAAACAGCGAAGGATCTAGACGATTTTGTATTCGCTCACCCAGACTATGCAACGAACAACAAGGCAGTTAACGATATTACTTTTAAGTATAATCTAATTAAAGGTCTTGTTCAGGCATTGGATCAGAAAGCATCTATGTTAGTTCAACTTAGTGCTAATTCCAGGGCCGAAACTAAACTATATAACTTACCAAACTAATAACTTGGAAACTAATAACTAAAAAACGGAGAAATAGATGGCTATTGATTTAAATGCCTTACGGCAAAAACACGCTGAACTTAGCAAGCAGGGTACTGGGGAAAACCAAAGTTTTCTCGAAAACTTTATTGCTCTAAAGGACGGCACTAATGTAATTCGTATTCTGCCTGGAAAGGATGATGCGGATTTTTATGCTGAAACCAAAATTCACAGGATTTCAGACAACGAAGGTAAGATTCGGAACTACCATTGTCGGAAAATACATGGAGAGGCTTGCCCTCTTTGTGATGCATATTTTGGTCTGTGGAAGACTGGTAATAAGTCTGATGAGGATACAGCAAGGCAGATTAAGCCCCGCGCTCGTTACTACATGAATGTTGTAGATCGTGAAAGTGGTGCTGTTAAAATTCTGTCTATCGGTGTAATCCTTTTCAAGAAGATTATTGGAGCCATGCTCGATGAAGACTTCGGTGATATTACCGATCTCGAAAACGGACATGATTTCAAGATCATTAAGACTATGGAAGGCCAATGGCCTCGTTATGATCAATCTCAGCCCCGTCCTAAGTCGGAGGCAGCAGGAAGTAATGCTGAGATTGCTGGTTGGATGGATAGCCTCCATGAAATTCATAAGCTTGTAAAGTTAGAAGATTATGAAGATACTAAGAAGGTAGCAGAAGTGATCCTCCCTACTCAGTTTACTGAGAGGAGTTTAGAAGATAGAACTAGTTCTACTTCCAACGATGAGGACGACTACCTAACCAAATTGCAATCATGATACTATGAATAAACTTAAAACTTTCGGTATCTTCCTTATTGCAGCTATTGGCTTTTCTATTGCTGGATGTTCTACATTAGAAGCTATTGGGGATGGAATGGGTGATCTATTCGGTACTGGTGGAAACTATACCGTTGTTGACGCTACCAACCCTAATGCTACTGTAGGAGATCTTATGGCTTCTCCAACAAGCATTCCTAGTACGCTATGGAATGCTGTTTGGCGAGTTCTTATAGGGTTCGTCCCTGCTCTCGCTGGTTGGGAAGCCGTTCTTGCTCTGTTCTTCAGGCGCAAGCGCGAGCATTATGTAAGAGCCATCAAGGCTGCTGTTCCTTATGATGCTAATGTTGATATGAGCGGATTCCTTTCTGGAATTCTTGCGGCTTTAGGTGCCAATCATTCTTCAGAGACTACTAAGGAAACCTGGGAAGAAGAAGAATACGAAGAAGAAGCTTAAAATTCTTCGTTCCCTTCTATAATACAGGGGGCAGGGTTTTTGCCTTGCCCTCTATTTTTATACCTACTATTATGAGTAAATTAAAACTTTTGATCTGTCCTGCAAATGAAGGGGGGTGTAGTTACTATCGTGCCATCGCACCTTATCAAAAACTCTCCATCTTGCATCCCGATAAGGTTGAAATTAGATTCAACAAAAATCCTTTAGGGATGGATGAGACGACAGGTAAATGGAAAGAGGATTGGACCTTTGATGATATGAAATGGGCAGATGTTATAATGACCCAGAACATAGCCAATTGGGGTGGTCCCTATACTGCTAGAGTATGTGGAAAAGCTAAAGAGTTTGGAAAGTTTTTTCATTATGATACGGATGATCTTCTTACCGATCTTTATGAGGGACATAGATTATCTCAGGTCTACAAAGATCGGGGATTAGGGGATATTACTAAATTCATTTATGCTAATGCTGATCTAGTAACAGTAACCCAGGCAAAGTTTGCTGAAAGAATTAAACCCTACATTGGAGGAGTATTAGCGGTTGTAAAAAATGCAATTGATTATGATCTTCCCTGTTGGAATTTACCAAAAATTCCTCCTAGCAAAAAGAGAATAGTAAGGGTTGGTTGGGCAGGAGGGATTCATCATGAAGAAGATGTTAAAGAGTTTGCAGGGGTTCCTCACTTTGTTAATCAAAGAGTAGGACGAGAGAACATTCAATGGGATTTTTATGGTAAGCCTCCTATTGATCCTAATAGTTCTGAGAGGTGGCAACATGATGTCTGGGACAACTACCAAAATATTCTTTTACAGGGATTTAAAGGAGCTAAAAACTGGTCTATCTTTCCAGCCTTTCCTGCTGATAAGTATGGATCTATCTTTGCTAATATGGATATTGCTATTGCCCCTCTTCAAATGAATGATTTTAATGACTCAAAATCGGAGATTAAAGTAGCAGAGTGTGGAAGATACAAGGTTCCTCTTATTGCTTCAGATGTTGGCTGTTATAGTGAAACTATTGTAAATGGACATACTGGATTTCTGCTCCCCCCTGACGCTCCTAAATCGGAATGGGTCAAAGTATTAACCAAAGTTGCCAAGGACCACAAACTCCGCAAGAGGATGGGCGAGAACCTCCACCAGATAACAGAAAAGTATTTTGATTTGAACAAGGTTGTCCACCACAGGCTTGATCTATATGATGAGTGCTTCAAGTTAATTCCTTTAAATGAAGCCCAAGATTAAAATAATAAGTAGTTGGACTCGTCCTGGCGGGGGGACGGTTGCTCATATTTCTCTAACTAATTTGTTAAATGATAATGGAATGGATTGTACTTTTTATGGTCCGCATGATTGGCATTTAGATAAGTGCAAAGGAGCTAGTATACATGAAGCGGTATTAACCCCTGATGATATAGTAATCAGTCACTTCATTCATTTACCCTCTATAAAATTAAGAAAGCATATTCTATATTGCCACGAAAAGGAGTTATTTCCTCTTAAAAGTATGGACCTTAGCAAATATACTTCTATTGTATTTGTAAGCAATTTGCAAAAGGAGTGGCATAATGTAGATCACCCTTCTGTTATTATCCCTCCTCCTGTATCTAAGATACCCTGGAAAAATCCTAAAAATAAAGTTGCTGGAATTATAGGAAGCGTTGATAAGAATAAACAAGTTCATGTTTCTATAGAAAGAGCATTAAAAGATGGGTATGAGAAAGTTTTACTTTTTGGTGATGTCAATGATTTACCTTACTTTAACGAGTCTATAAATGATTTTGTTAATTCAGGGAAGATTATTCTAGCAGGGCATGAGGATAATCGAGAAGTTATGTATGCCCAGATTAGTGAGGTATACCACTCATCTCTTAGTGAAACTTATGGTCTTGTAGAAGCGGAATGTAAGATTTCTGGAATTCCTTTTAATGGGTCTAGTAATAATCAACCCATCCTTGAAGAGAAAGAAATATTAGAAAAATGGAAAACACTATTAGTTTAAAGAAGACTAAAAATATTTTAATAAACTTAGACTCTTCTACTGATAGACTAAACTTTTCTACACAGATATTAAATAAGTTACAAATTCCTTTTAATAGATTTTCTGCTATTAAGCATGATATAGGAATATTAGGTTGTGGACTTTCTCATTATGATTTACTTTCCACTATAAAGCCAAACACTTTAATTTTAGAAGATGATATAGAGAGTACAGAGTTTTTTTCTTTAAATTTATCTGTTCCTAAAGAAGCTGATGCTATTTATTTAGGAATATCTGATCATGGGTATATCAGAAATCAAAGAATGGGATATAGAGGTACTGTTTTAGCTTCTCAATATAATAAAAACTATAAGAGAGTTTTTAATATGTGCTCAACTCACGCTATTCTTTATCTTAGCCAAAAATATATTAATGCAGCTAAAGATATAGTTTTTGAATGTTTACAAAAAAGTATTCCTTTTGATTTGGGGTTAGCAGCTATTCATAAAGACTATAATATCTTAACACCAAACGATCCTATGTTCTATCAAATAGAACAATCCGAGTTCACTAAATTTAGTTTAAAAGTATGATTTCTTTTTGCCCAGGCTATTTTGGTTGGCTAGGAAACCAAATGTTTCAGTATGCTGCTACATTTGCAGCCAGCAAGAGGGCTGGAACTTCTTGCGCTTTTCCTGAGAATAACCCCAACTTATTTGAATTATTTACACTTTCGGCAAATAAAAGTAATAGCTTGCAAGGACAAAATATTTATCAGGAGCCGCATTTTCACTACTCCCCTATTCCTCAATCTGATGAAATTGTTCTTCATGGATACTTTCAATCAGAAAAATACTTCTCTGATTATATAGATGAATTAAAAGATGAGTTTGTCCTTTGTCACCCAAAGTACCCAGAAAAACTAGATGAAGATTATATAGGTATCCATGTTAGAAGAGGTGATTACTTGAATCATCCAACAATACATCCAACTTGTTCTATGGAGTATTACGAACAAGCTTTAGCGTCCCTTCCTGACAAACCTGTAAAAGTATTTTCTGATGATCAAGAGTGGTGCGCTAAAAACTTTAAAGGTGATAAGTTCCATATATCGACTAAAGATTTCATAGAAGACTTTGAACTGATGAGGAAATGTAACTATCATATCATAGCAAACAGCAGCTTTAGTTGGTGGGCAGCATGGCTTTCTGATAGTAAAAAAGTTATAGCTCCGTCAACTTGGTTCGGGCCTGACGGAGCGGGATCTGCAAAGGATGTGGTTCCTAATAATTGGACTAAAATATGATTAAACTAGCCGAAGCAACTAATGATAAACATGATTTGGATGCTCTTTCTGAGTGGATTTCTGGATATCCTAGACTTACTCAAGGTGATCTTACAAAAAAGTACGAAGCTGAGTGGTCAGACTACTTGGGTATTAAAAACAGTATTTCTGTAAATTCAGGCTCTTCGGCAAATCTTTTAATGCTATACTCTTTAATAGAGGCTGGAGATTTAGAGCCTGGAGATTCTGTTATTGTTCCTGCACTTTCTTGGTCAACAGATCTTGCACCCATAATTCAATTAGGTTTACTTCCTATTTTATGTGATTGCAACATGACAGATTTTTCTTTAGATTTAGATCACCTAGAGAAGTTATTGGATGAGGGTGCCATTTTTGAAGAGCAGGAGATTAGGATTAGAAAGAGAGCTAAGGCAGTAATAATAGTTCCTGTTTTAGGGTTTGTCCCAGATATGGAGAGAGTATTATCTATATGCAATAATCATAAGGTTATATTACTAGAGGATTGTTGTGAGTCATTAGGTTCGGAATTTAAAGGACAAAAGCTTGGAACTTTTGGCGTAATGTCTACTTTTTCTACCTTTTTTGGTCATCACATTTCTACTATAGAAGGAGGAATGATTTGCACTAATGATTCAAAATATAATAAGATATTGAGATCAATTAGAGCGCATGGTTGGGGGAGAGACTGGACAGAGGAGCAACAAAAAGAAGAGCAATTAGAATGGGGAGTTTCTGAGTTTGATGCCTCGTTTACTTTCTATACCGTAGGTTTTAATTGTAGAAGCACAGATCTTCAAGCCTTTTTGGGTCTTCGTCAACTAAAAAAGTTGCCTAAAATTGTAGAGAAGAGGAATGAGAACTACAAGAAATATCTACACCTTTTGGGTATGTCTGATAATTTAGAAGGGTTATATGTTTCTAATTTTGCTTTCCCAATTATTTCAACTCAGAGGGAAAAAGTAATTAAAGAGTTGACTGAGAATGAGGTAGAATGTAGACCACTAATTTGTGGATCACTAGGAGAACAGCCTATGTATGTGAAGCGATATGGTAAGCTAATGCTTCCAAACGCATCATTTATTAAAAAACATGGAATGTATGTCCCAAACCACCACCTGCTTAGTGATGAAGATATACGGAAAATAGCTGAGATTATTATAAATGCCAAAAGTACAGATTAATTTAGTAGACGAAACTTTAATTGGAAACGATAGTTTAGTTGCTGCTTCCGCTAAGTGCGGAACGGGTGAGGATAATTATAGAAATCCAAAGCTAGTAGAGTATGTCAGAAATCAAAATCCCTGGGACGGTATTTCTTATTTTACAGACAAAGCACTCCCCAGGGCTGCTGAAGTTAAATCAAAGTATAAGGTAGGGTTAATTTTAGAGGCGTGGATTCTTGATCCTAAAGCGTACCAAGATGCTGTTGAGTACGAAGCTCACTTTGATTATATCTTCACATATCACCCAGAACTTTTAGAAAGGAACCCTACTAAGTACAAATTTGCTCCTTCTGATACGATTTCGGTGGACCTCCCCAGCGTTAAGATTCATGATAAGAGTAAGTTTGTTACAATGATGTATTCTAAAAAGGCTTGGCTTCCAGGCCACCAAGCTAGACAGTTTATAGCTAATCAAATTGTACCGTCTGTTGATTGTGATATTGATATTTTTGGTTATGGTCCTGAGAACCATGTTCAATATAAATCGAAAGGGATTAATGATTATATGTTTTCCATTGAGGTAGAGAATAGTTATCTACCAAACTACTTTACGGAAAAACCTCTTGATTGCTTTGCTACAGGAACTGTTCCAATTTATTGGGGGTGTCCTAATATCGGAGATTGGTTTGATACTGATGGGATAATTACATTTACAGACGGAGACGAATTAATTGATATTTTAAATAATCTAACACCTCAAATGTATCAAGATAGATTAGAAGCGGTTAAAGTAAATTATAAAAAAGCTATAAACTACTTAGAACAGGATGATAACTTATATGAAGATCTCAAAAGCTTTGGACTATAAAGAAATACTAGGATTAAGAACTGATGATCCTGCAACACAGGATCCTACCTATTCGCTTTGGTGGGAAACGATTACAGAGCATCCGTTGTTTATCTCATATCCTAGAACTGGATCGCATTGGATTAATGCTGTCATGGAAATGTTTTTTGAAAGGCCGAGACTTCCCGAAAGCAGAGTAACTTTTTTAGATCCAAAAAGGGATGATTGGGCTTGGTTTCACGATCATGATACGATTGCTTGGGATAAGTTGCATATCAAGAATACTAACGATCATGGTAAAAATAATGTTTTATATCTTTATCGAAACCCTATAGATACTGTATTTTCTTGGATTGTTTATAATTTTAACAACGGTCAATCATTAAAAATACTGCCTACTGATAGGTTGGATAATTTAGTTACTGCTGTGTCACAGCAGTATAGAGATCACCTAAACAAATGGCTCATTGAGACTCCTGCCAAGGTGGTTCTTCGTTATGAGAACTTTAAAAAGGATCCCATTGAAGAATTTTCTAAAATTTACAACGAATGGTATGGACAGGGGAAGCTAAAAGCTAGGTATGATAGAGAATTAGCTAAAGCTTGTTTTGATGTCGCAACTCCTGCGGCATTAAGTGAGCGTAGGACTGAACCTAATACCCTAAGTGATTTTATGCTTACGGATGAGTATGCACAGGATAGATCTGATTTTACAAAAAAGTATGGGGATGTAATAAATTCAATCGTTATCACGGAAGAATTAAAGGAGTTCTTTGAATGAAAATTTATACTTATGATACTACCATATTTGATTTTCGTAAACTTTTATTAGAGCATTTTGAGTGTTCAGATTTGCAAAAATTACATGAGTCTCATAGTGATTGGGTTCCAAAAAAAGAGCTTACTTTTTCAGAGGAAAGTAGAACACTATTTCACAAGAATTTTTATGAAAAGTTATCAAAACCGTGGAGTGATTTTATAGAATTATATCGTTCCTTTGTTGAAAAACAAATAGCGAGTCATGTAGGTGGGGAATCCAAGTTTATATTTCAAGCCCTGCCTTCTTTTAGACTTCATCTTCCTAACGAGAAGGCAATCCACAAGGTTCACTTTGATAGTGATGAGGACCATAGACATCCCCCTGGAGAGAAAAATGTATTTCTTCCTATGACAGACTGTTTGCCTAATAATACTTTGTGGGCAGAAAGTAGCCCTGGAAAATGTGATTTTTCTCCTATGTTATTATCCTATGGTGAGTATGCTGTATGGGATGGAAATAAATGCGCCCACTACAACAAAAGTAATACAGAAAAGTTAACGAGAGTTAGTTTCGATTTTAGATTATTAGCAAAAAGTGATTATGATCCTACTTACGAAAGAACATCTTATACTTCTTCTACTAAGTTTATTTTAGGAGAATATTACGACGAACTATGAAGTTGCATCTAGGTTGTGGAAATGTACACCTCGATGGGTGGCTTAATGTGGATATTAGCGAATTGCCTGCTGCTGATAGGTTAGATGATGTTTCAACTTTAGAGACTATAGTTGATAATTCTTGTGAGATAATTTATGCCAGCCATGTTTTAGAGCATTTTGGAAGAAACGAATACCTTGATGTTTTAAAAGTATGGCATTCCAAGCTATGCCCAGGGGGGGTGCTTAGGTTGGCTGTTCCCAACATTGGAGCTGCTTTAACATGGTATAATGGTGAAAACCTTCATGAGTTATTAGGCATATTTTATGGGGGACAAAGAAGCTCTTACGACTATCATAAGATGGGCTTTGATGAGAAAAGCCTAAGCATCAAACTTAAAGAGTTGGGTTTTAAAAATATAAAAATTTGGGATTGGCGAGAGACTGAACACGCTCATCTCGATGATTATAGCCAAGCCTATTTACCACATATGAACAAAGACTCAGGAATATTAATGAGTTTAAACTTAGAAGCTACAAAATAATGTTTGCATCCATAGAAACAGTTATTCCCTCTCTAGAGCAAGAGGGGTTTTTTATTAATGATCCTTGGGATGTTGTAGATGCCTTTGAGAAAAAAGTTGCTGCATATGCAGGGAGTAAGTATGCAATATCTTTAGATAACTGCACTAACGCAATGTTCTTATGCCTTAAGTATCTCAATTATACTGGGAAGGTAGTTATTCCAAAGAATACTTATATGTCTGTTCCAGTTACCATCATAAATGCTGGGTGTTATGTAGCGTTTAAGGATATTGAGTGGTCAGGTATATACCGTTTAGATCCTACCCCTATTTATGATGGAGCCACTAGGTTCAGGAAGGGGATGTATGTACAAGGTTCTTACCATTGTTTGTCGTTTCATAAGAAAAAGATTCTTGGCATGGGAAAGGGAGGGATGATCCTGACTAATGACAAGGCTGCTTATGATTGGTTTAGGATAGTACGGTATGAGGGCCGTCACATAGGAGTTCCCTATGCTGAAGATACTTTTGATATGATAGGATGGAATATGTATATGCCTCCTGAACAAGCAGCATATGGAATTACTCTTCTTAATAAATTGCCGAGCTATAATGAGGACTGCGGCTCTTCAGAAGTGTATCATGATCTTTCTAAATTTGAGATATTTCAAAAAGGATTAGTACAATGAAAATTATTGGATTTCAGTCAGGACACGATGTTTCGTACTGTGTTCTTAAAGATGGAGTACCTATTCTTCATAATGAGTGGGAACGCTTTTTAAGAAAGAAAGAAGCTCAAGGTGATGGTTTAAAGTTCCTGTTTGATAAAGAGAAAGATACAGGAGTTTTAGATGATGTAGATTATTTTACTCACGGAAATCCAAGAACTAGGTATGGAGTTTGGGCGTTTAGGTATAGCCCTGAGACTGGTGAATTTCCTTGCAATATTGCTAAATATGACGAGATGATGAAAGAAACAGGTGCCTCTTTTACTGAATACTCTCACCACCTTTCTCACGCTGCTAATGCGTTCTTTTCTAGCTCGTATCATACATCACTCATTCTAAGCTTAGATGGAGGTGGGTGGGAATTAAAAAAAGACTATGACAATAAAGCAATAGGTAAGATTTCTGCGGTTGAGATTGATCGCTCAACTGCTTGTTCGGTTTATATTGGACAAGACACAAAGATATATCCACAACTTGTTCATAAAGCTGAAGAGGTAAATATTGGAATGCTGTGGGACCGAATGACGAGGGATGTGTTAGGTCTATCTTGGGGTTATCCAGAAGGTCACGGGGCAGGAACCATGATGGCTATGGCTGCGTTAGGAAAGTATAGCGAGGATTTAGTTTCAAGAATAAAAAGTTCTTGGTATAGTGATGAGAATATAGCTCTGATAAAAGAGTGGATAGGAGATGATGAACAGCGTAGATTTGATCTTGCTGCCACTATTCAATATCTAACCGAAGATCTAATTAAGAATATGATTAATTTCTGGATTAAGGAACTTAAAGAAAGGGTTGATTACGAGGTTACGCACTTGTGCATTACGGGAGGAGTTGCACTTAACTCTGTATGTGTTGGTAAAATTCAGGAGTGGTTTCCCCAAATCAAGGACATTTATGTTCCCCCTGTTCCTTATGACGCAGGCTTGGCAATTGGTTCAGCCCAGTACCTCTATCACCATATTCTCGGACAGCCTAGAGTTAAGTGGGACGGAAATGCATCCCCGTATCTTGGTCGCTCATACTCCGAAAAAGAGGTAATGCTTGCTATTAAAGATCATGATTTAGAGTTTGAGCTTGTAACTGACGATGATGTTATTGATTTAATTTCTAAAGATGACAATATAATTTCTGTTTTTGGTGGAGGGTCTGAGTCTGGTAGACGGGCATTAGGTAACAGAAGTATCCTAGCAGATCCTAGAAGCAAAACCATGAAAGGGGTTATCAATGAGAAGGTCAAGCACAGACAAAGTTTTAGACCGTTTGCCCCATCCATTCTAAGAGAGGAAGTGAGTAATTGGTTTACTAGAGATGTAAATAGTCCGTATATGTCATATGTTTTACCTTTCAAGGATGAGGTACTAGATAAAGTACCCGCAGTGTGTCATGTTGATAATAGCGCAAGGCTACAAACAGTTACAGAGAAAGACAATTTGTGGTATTATAACTTTATCAAGAAGTTTGGAGAAAAGACAGGAGTTCCTATATTATTGAATACAAGTTTTAATGATCGAGAGCCTATTGTTGAGACACCTGATAATGCTATTTCTTGTTTTCAAAATACTGATATTGATTATCTTTATTTCTTCGACTGCGGAGTACTAATTAAAAAATAATAATGCTACCATGAAGAAAGTTTATCTTTTTGAAATTAATGATGTGATTGCAAACCAGATGAAGCTTCCGTACAGCACGGGACTCATTTGGTCGCATTGTCTTCTTAATGATGAGATTACACAAAATTATGTTCTGGATAATTGGTTTTATTACAGACAAGATATTGATCCCATCTTAGAGAAAATTAAAGATCCTTCAGTTATAGGATTTAATTGCTTTGTTTGGAATTGGGAGTATAACAATGTCGTTGCTAAGAAAATTAAGGAAAAGTATCCTGAGTGCTTAATTGTTTTTGGGGGTTGGCAACAGCCCACCGCTGATAGAAGCCAGGGCTTTTTTAAGAAGCATCCGTATGTGGATATCTTAGTTCATGGTGAAGGGGAGATGGCATTTGAAGATATTTTAATTGAAAATTTTAAATCTGATCCTGATTGGAAAACAATTACTGGATGCTCCGTTAGGGAGGAAAACCTAGAAACTTATGTAACTCAACCGAGGCCGAGAATTGAAAGCATTGATGATATGCCTTCCCCGTACCTCGACGGATTATTTGATGAGCTTATTGAAGACTGCCCTTATATTTTGGAGACAACGATTGAGACATCGAGAGGTTGTCCGTTCCAATGCACATTCTGTGAAATCGGTACAACTTATTATAACAGGGTGAAGAAGCAATCGAATGAGAAGGTATTTAAAGAGATTGATTGGATTGCAAGGAATAGAGTTGAGTTCGTATATAACGCAGACTCTAATTTCGGTCTTTTCCCAGAGCATCTTGATATAACTAAGTATTTTGTAAACAAGAAAAAGACTACAGGTTATCCTGTAGGTCACAGGTGCGACTGGGCTAAAGGTCGTGCTGATAAAGTTGTTGAACTTGCACAGCTTTTTGTTGGAGCTAATATGGATAAAGGAATTACGATTGCTTTGCAGTCTATGAATCCTGATGTTCTTAAAGCAATTAAAAGGAAGAATGTTGATAACGGAAAGATTAAAGATTTCCTAGGAATGTATAATGAACAGGAGTTACCTAGTTATATGGAATTGATTCTGGGCCTCCCAGAAGAAACCTACGATTCTTTTATTGATGGTGTTTGTGAGGTTATGGAGTTGGGACAACATAATTATATTGGGATTTATCCTCTAACTGCACTTCCAAATACTCCTTTTGGTGAACCAGAGTATATCAAAAAATATGGTTTAAAGATTATTAATTCGTATACTGCATTTAATCATTACGATATTACAGAGGAGAATGAGTTTGAGAGAGAAGATGTTGTTGTAGAAAGTAATACTATGACCTTTGAGGAATATAAAGAAGCAACTCTGTTTAGGTGGGTGATTCTGTTTGCTCACTATTTAGGGACCATGCAATATATTGCTAGATTTACTAGAAAAGTGAAAGATATTCCTTATAAAGAGTTTTATAGAAGGCTTTTGAACTTTATTGAGCGAGAGGAAGGCTCATTTCTCAATGAGGAGCTTAAAATCACAAGAAAAAACATAGATGGTGTTCTTGCTGTTGAGCAGCCCTGGGGTAGAATTATTCCTGAAGTTAAAGAAAATTTTGCTTGGGATTTTGAGGAAGCTACTGTCATAAAAATTGTAAAAAATCAGAAGCAGTTTTATGAAGAAGTTCGACGGTTCTTAGTTGAAGATATAGGTTATAATGAGGATAGTGTTCTAGAAGATCTTCTTTCTTATCAAATTGATGCAATCATTGATCCTTCTGTCCAATACCCAACGGATAAGTCTTATTCTCATAATATTCATCAAGTAATTCACAAGGATAAGTCCCTAAACAAGAAAGAAAATCACCTTTCCTTTGCTGCAAAAAATTACGATGGAGATTATTATGAGTGGGGTAAAGAAGTTTTGTGGTGGGGACGAAGAGTGGGAGCGTGTAAAACTACAGTTGAAGAGATGCAAGCGGTATGAATAAAAAAACTTTGTTGACAGGGGCTGGGGGTCTTGTGGGTTTACAAGTTGATGCTGATTTCAGGATCGAAGGCAAAGATCAGCTTGATTTGCGAGATTGGGACGCTACTCTTAATTACTTTGAAGAAAAGAAACCTACCCATGTTATTCATTGTGCTGCGAAAGTAGGTGGGGTTCTTGCCAATATGAGTCATATGGGTGAGTTCTTCTATGAAAGCATGGCTATGAACTTGAATGTTCTTGAAGCTTCCAGAAGAACGGGTGCTAAAAAAGTTGTATCTTTTTTGTCAACTTGTATTTATCCTGACCAAGCTAAGTACCCGTTAGTTGAAACCGATTTGCATAGCGGTGAGCCTCATGAATCAAACTTTGCGTATGCATATGCGAAGAGAATGTTAGAAGTTCAAAGTAGAGCTTATAGAAAGCAGTATGGAGTTAACTATATTTGTGTCGTTCCTACAAATATTTACGGACCAAATGATAATTTTAGTTTAGAAGGAGGTCATGTTGTTCCAGCCCTAATTCATAAGTGCTATCTGGCTAAGAAGAATAATACTCCGCTTACCGTCTGGGGAAGTGGAAATCCACTTAGAGAGTTTGTTTACTCCGAGGATATGGGCAGGTTAATTAATTGGGCTGCTGATGAATATGAAGAAGATACTCCTATTATTCTCTCCAATAGTGAAGAGATTAGCATTAAAGAACTAGTCCTTACCGTTGTAGATGCGTATGATTTTAAGGGAGATATTATCTTTGACGCAACAAAGCCTGAAGGACAACATAGGAAGCCTACCGATAACTCTAAATTGAGATCATATTTACCAGACTTTGAATTCACTTCCATCCGAGAAGGAATTATAAAAACTGTAGATTGGTTTGTAAAAAACTATGAAGGTTGTAGAAAATGAAAAAAGCATTTATTACAGGAATTAGTGGGCAAGATGGTTCATATTTAGCAGAGCTACTTTTAGAGAAGGGTTATGAAGTTTGGGGTTTTTTTAGAAGACATTCTGTTCCTGAGAATCAAACCAGTCGCTTAGATTCTTTGGGGATTATGAATAACCCTAATTTTAATTCTGAGAGTTATGGGGACATGACTGACCTTCCATCACTACTTAGAGTGTTAGATAAATGTAAGCCTGACGAGATATATAATCTTGCTGCTCAGTCTCATGTAAAGATTAGTTTTGATCAACCTGCATTTACTACAATGGCAGACGCGAATGGTGTTCTAAATCTTTTAGAGGCTGCTAAGGTTTGTTGCCCTGAAGCTAGAATTTATCAGGCTGGCTCTTCAGAAATGTTTGGAAATGAATGTGATGAGGACGGATACAGACGAGAGACTACACTTATGCGTCCAGTTAGTCCTTATGGGTGTGCGAAAGTTTATGGTTACAACATAGCAAGAGTTTATAGGTCTTCTTACGGTATGTTTATTTCTAACGGTATCTTGTTTAATCATGAATCACCTCGTAGGGGGTTAAATTTTGTTACAAATAAAGTTATTGATGGGGCTGTAAAAATATTTAAAGGAAAACAAGAGACTCTTCCTTTAGGAAATTTAAATGCTACAAGAGATTGGGGTCATGCTAAAGATTATGTTAGAGCTATGTGGCTTATATTACAGCATGATGAGCCAGAAGACTTTGTATGTGCCACAGGAGAATCTCGTTCAGTTAAAGATCTTTGTGTTAAAGTATTTTCTGAATTAGAGATGGATTACAGAGATTATGTTACTATTGATCCTAGGTATTTTAGACCTACAGAACTCGATAATCTTAGGGGAGACTCTACAAAGCTTAGAGAAACTCTAGGCTGGTCCCCTACTTATACTTTTATGAGTATGATTGAAGAAATGGTCAAAAGTCGGTTAAGAATTCAGGAAAGTCTTCTATAATGGTGTGATATGATAACTACGCTATTTTTGATATATATGTTCACGATGCACAAGCTTGGCTACGGGATCGGATGGTACGATGTTGTTGCTCTTATAGTGCTTAGTTTTGTGAACTTCAGCGCATTCTGTATAAAATTAAATGATGGTCCAAGTAAAGATAAGAAAAATAAATTCCTCGGCAAAATTACCTGAGAAGAAAAGTCAAGGTGCTGCGGCTTGGGACTTGTATTCTACGGAAGAGGTATACATTCCTCCGCAAGAAACCGCCACCGTTGGTACAGGAATCTCTTTAGAAATCCCACAAGGATGGAAGGGGGAGATTTATTCTAGAAGCGGCATGGCTGCTGATGGAGTTTTTGTTTCCAACCAGCCTGGAAAGATTGATTCTGATTATAGGGGTGAGATTAAAGTAATTCTTTTTAATTCAAATAAAGAACGAGGAGTTGCTTGTATTAAGGTAGGCTCTAGAATCGCCCAGATTGAAATTAATCCTGTTCAAGAAGTAGAATGGGAAGAGGTCGAAGAGTTAGAGCAAACTGAAAGAGCCGAAGAAGGTCTTGGCTCTACAGGAGTTTAATTAATGAATTTAGAGTATATTTGGATTGATGGTAGAGAGGGTACTCCTCAACTAAGGAGTAAAACAAAGGTTGTGTATTCAGAAGAATCTATTCCTGACTGGGGTTTCGATGGAGGCTCTACTTATCAAGGAACTCTTCAAGACTCTGATAGAATTTTAAAATCCGTGAGAGTTTATGCTGATCCATTTGGAGCGCATACTGATAAGCTTGTTCTTTGTGAGGTTTATTATCCTGATGGAACTCCGCACGAAAGTAATACTAGACATAGCCTGTCTAAAAAAGATGTAAAAGAGTTGGATCCTTGGTTCGGATTTGAACAAGAGTATACTTTAATTAACCCTGACACAAGAAAACCAATAGGGTTTAAAGATAAAGATCCTAATACTCTTATGCAGGGAGATTTTTATTGTAGCATTGGAACCTCAAAAGCAATTGGTAGGGAGATAGCAGAAGCACACCTAGGGTATTGTAGGCTTGCTGGAGTCGCTTTGGATGGTATGAATGCAGAGGTTATGCCTGGACAATGGGAATACCAGACTTCTCCTGAAGGCTATCTGAAAGCCCCTGACGATGCTTGGATGGCAAGGTATATCCTAGAGCGATTATCTGAAAGGTATGGTGTTGATATATCTTTTAATCCAAAACCGCATGAGGCTTTCAATGGGGCTGGAATGCATACTAACTTTTCTACAGTAAAGACTAGAGAAGATTATAGTTATTGTATAGAAGTAATTGAGAGTCTGAAAGAGAATCATTCCGAAGCTATTAAAATTTACGGTGATGGGATTGAACGAAGGCTAACGGGAGAATGTGAAACTAGTCCCTTTACTGAGTTTTCTTTTGGGGTTGCCGATAGAGGTGCTTCCGTTAGGGTTCCTGCTCATGTGTATGCTGCGGGAAAAGGATATATTGAGGATCGTCGTCCTTGTGCTAATGCTGATCCTTACAAAGTTTGTTCACATATTCTTGAGTGTGTTGCTACTCCTGTTCTATCATAAAGTATGAAAACAGAAATACTGAGTAGGCTTAGAAACGCTGGCCTTTTATCCGATCAAGAGTTAGATCTTGGTCAAGTCCCTACTGGAAGTTATGCCCTTAATAAGATAATTTCTGGAGATTATTTTGGTGGGATTCCTATTGGAATGATTAGCCAATTCATTGGAGAATCAAGTACCGCTAAGACGGTTTTCGTTACGCACATCCTAAAGGAAGCGCAAGAGAAGGGTTACTATACCGTTTTAGTAGATAGTGAGAATGCTTTTAATTCTAAATTTGCTACTAGCCTTGGGCTGGATCCTACTAATCTGATTTATGCTTCCCCAGAGACACTAGAGGATTGCTTCCAGATTATTGAGGATACTATCCTTTCTATACGAGAAGTTGATTCTGACACTCCCATTGTTGTAGGTTATGATTCTATTGCTGTAAGCCCTTCAAAGTCTGAGTATGAGGCTGAGAGTTATGATGGAAACAATATGCAGGGAGCAGTTCGGGCTAAGGCTACTGGTGCTTGTTTAAGAAAGATTAATCCTCTTCTCAGGAAACATAAAGCAGCCTTGATTATCGTTAATCAGATTAGGAATAAGATTGGGGTTATGTTTGGTAATCCTGAAACCGCAGCAGGAGGTGGGAAGGCTTTAGAATATTATTTAGGAGTGAACCTAAAATGCCGTTCCAACAAGACTAGTGATCTTATCAAGGACGAGAACAAAGAGACGATAGGCATTTGCGGGACAATAAAAAATACAAAGAATAAGATCTCTAGACCCTATAGGTCTTGTGATTTTGAGTTGCTGTATGATCAAGGGTTAACGGAGGCTTACGGTCTTGTTGAGATGCTGGTAAAGGATGATTTAGTGATTCAGAACGCTGCTTGGTACACAATTAAGGGAACTGAGACTAAGTTTCAGAAGAAAACCTTCATAAGTTCTTTGTACAACGATACTTCGGACGATTGGCAAATCCTAAGAAATTTGTTAAAAATCACTTGTAACAAATCACCGAATTGACTATAATAGGACACTATGAGACAGGAAGATATTTTTAAGGATCTGGAAAGGCTTATTGATAGAGCTTTCTCCAAGCTTTTTTCTAAGAAAAAAGAGAAAAAGACCGTGAAACCTGAAACTCAACCGAAGGCTGCTCACGAAGAGACGGCCCCAAATTTTGTGTTTGAAAGTATAGAAGATTACACAACTAAAACAGGAAAGCGTTTTCGTATGTTGAAGGACCAAAAAGAAAGAGGACTTTCACGCGAAGAGGCTTTTAAAGAAACCTTTGGAGGTTTAAACTAATGGTTATTAAAAATGAAGAATTGTTGCGTCAATACGCTCCTGCTGCTTTTGCAAAAGAGCCAGAGAATGGGAGAGTGTCAGATAGGTACTCCTTCCTTCCTACTACTGATATTCTAAATATCCTAGGTGATTGCGGCTGGAGTCCTTGGAAAGCCTCGCAAGTTAACGCTAGGAAGTGGAGTAAAGGTCATGCGAAGCACATTATTCGTCTTCGTCATGAAGAACTTACTCCTCAAGCTTTTGGGGTTGGAGATTCTTTTCCTGAGATGCTTCTTATAAACTCTCATAATGGTCTTGGCTGTTATGAGCTTCGTGGGGGTATCTTTAGAATGGTTTGCTCTAATGGAATGGTAATTTCAGAAGCAGAATTTGATGCTATTAAAATCCGTCATATCGGTTTTGAAGAGCAGCAGGTGGTTGATGCTTCTAAAGAATTTGTAAACGGTGCTGGTCGATGGGCTGAACAAGTTTTAACTTGGCAGAATACCGAACTTGACAAACCTACTCGTCGTAAGTTCTTTACTGATGCTGCTCATGTGCGTTTTGAAGCCCCTGATGATCTAATTATTCGAGATATTTCTACTCCTCACAGGACAGAAGACCAAGGAACAGATTTGTGGACTCTCTTTAATGTTGCACAAGAGAATGTAATTAGAGGTGGTTTTGTTAATACTTCGACTGGTCGCAAGGCTCGTCCCATTAAGAATATTCAAAAAGATATTAATTATAACTCCCAACTTTGGAGTATCGCGGATAAATATAGTAGAGAGGTTTCCTTAAACTAACCTTAACAGGGGAGGGGATGCCCCCTCCCCACAACTATATTATATCCATGAAGAAAAAAACGGGGATATACAAGCCCCTTTACACGGATGAAAACGGTATGTATATTACTGTTTCTCAGATGGAGTTTTTTTTGAATCGCCCCCGTGGGCAAAGGCTATTTGAAGAAGGAGCAAATGAATTTTTTTCCTACTTCAGAAACTGTCAGAATTACAATATGATTTCTGATATGATGTTGGATGATCCTGAATGCGCCGAAATGTATTGGGATCCAGTCAAGAAGATTGTAGGCTTTAAGTTCCCTGAAAATGGATCTGTTGCTCGAAAATTCAGATCTCTAGAAAAGTTAGAAACAAATAATAGAGAAGAAGAAGAAGAGTACGAAGATTATTTTGGGAAATTTAAAGATGATTTTTTCAAGGAATGATGAAATATATTAAAAACTTAATATTTTACTCTGTTGCATTTGTTGAATCCTTTACTAACTTCTTATGCTCTTTTCTTGGGTACTATCCCAAACTCTCTTGGTCCGTAGATTTCTTAGTAATGACTGAACTAAAAAGAGTAAAATCTGAAATTTATTCTAGGGACCAGCATAAAGTAATAAAAAATATGGAAGCCAAACAATTAGTTGAGACGGCAAAAAGTTATGAGCAAGACTCGTAGATACGATAAGAACGATTACTCAAGTAATCAAAAACACTTAAAAAATAAAAAGACTGTAAAAAATAAACAGAAGAAGAAGCGTTCCTCTACAAA